GTTATAACCACGGTGTACACAGATAAGTCAAAGGTCGACGGCATCACCAAGATGCATCCAAAACAAGTAAGATTTCACATACAGCGTTACGACATCCATGCTTTGAACTTTTTAGTGGCAGGATTGGCATTGCCCGCGTTATGGGGCAAATTTGCAAAGAAAAGATTTGATTACATATTCACCGGGGACAACCAAGACGTCTTGGAACTGGACATCGACTACAACTATGGATATTTCCAATCCAAACTCAGCAACGGTGTGTTCAAGTCCACGGACAACAAGGTCAAGTCGAAGAGCGTTGGCCAGAAGATCATTGACATATTCAGCAGGAATGATTCTATCCCATATCCGGAAACCCTAAGTCCGTATAGGCAATATCCTACCAGGGCCAAGACAGAGTCAACAGGAGTGTACGGAGGCAACGATTTTGAGGCCACGATGGCAAATCAATTTTATGATTACCTCACAAATCCAGACGCCGACATGTACAAAGTGGACATGCGTATTTTAGGGGACCCTGCCTTCCTCGGACATGACCTTTTCACGCCGATACGGGATCAAGGTTGGTCAAATTTCGACAGATCGGTCACGGTCAACAAGTCATCAAGGGCTCTTGGGAACAGTTATTGGGACGATGACACAGGTTCTTTCAATTTTGACAACGCCGAACCCATAGTAGAATTGAATTTTAAATTTCCAAGTGACATAGACGACAAGCAAGGTACCTATGAAGGCATCACTTCTCAGAACACTGCCCAATTCAATGGAATATATAAAGTGACGAAGGTGGAGAGCATCTTTGACAGTGGAATGTTTACACAAAATTTAAGAATGGTTAGGTACAAGAATCAAAAAATTGATCAAGGCGCACAAGGCGGCACCTTGGTAAAAGGTGAGAAGTCGACAGACGAAAATGTGAAACCATATAAGAAACAATTCGAGGGTGACTATTAATGGCACTAAACAGAGGCGATACAAGCACAAATAAATCTCCATACTCATTCCATGGTGGACCTTACATAGGTATTGTGAAGAAAAACGCAGACCCCACAAGGATGGGAAGGGTGGAAGTGCAAATACCTTATTTTGAACAGCGTGGCGACGTCACGGCAGGCCAATTGTTTGTCTGTGATTACATGACCCCGTTCTATGGAGCAAAGACAGAAGAAGCAACTAAAAACACCAACAGGCCCTATGGGTTTTTTGAGTCTCAGCATTCGTATGGTATGTGGATGACACCACCGGACATCGACACCAGAGTGTTGGTGATGTTTGCGGAAGGTGATCAGAAAAAAGCATTCTGGATAGGATGCATAATGGAACCTTACATAAATCAAATGGTGCCCGGCATAGGAGCATCAGAACAGACAGTGTACGACTCTGGGGGTATCGACGATTTCTCAGACAAGAGACAGATATACGGTGACTCGCAGTTGCCATCGGGAGAACTAAACAAGTATGCCTGGAAAGATACGAAAGTACCTTTTGAACAGGCAAAACGTCCTGTGCATACGCCAATGGCGGAAACACTACGTAAGCAAGGTTTGAGTGCGGATAGGACCAGAGGCACAACCACAAGTTCTGCTAGGCGAGAATCTCCTAGTCGTGTTTTCGGCATCAGCACACCAGGCCGCACAAAGGCCAACAGCAGGACATTCCCACTTGGACCTATTGATGAAAAGACACAGACAGCGGTAGACAGATTAAGTGGACACACTTTCGTGATGGACGACGGAGATGTTTCAGGTGATAATCAATTGGTGAGATTGAGATCATCGTCGGGACATCAAGTGTTGTTGCATGACGCTCCACGTGGTGACAAAACAAAGAGTTTGGTATACATCGCACATGGCAGTGGTGATGTATGGTTGGAGTTGAGCAACGGTGGTAACGTTGACCTTTACGCCAAAGGTAGTGTTAACATCAGATCAAGTGGTGACATGAATTTCCACAGCGATAACAATATCAACATGTACGCCAGAGGTAGCATAAAGGCCAGAGCCAAGTCAGGCATATTGTCAATGGACGCACAGCAGATACTTTCAATGGCGGAGTTCGACAACAGAATACAGAGTAATGGCGGATCTGTCACTATGAGATCCAACAAGGCAAACATCACAAGTTACGCGGCAGGTTCACAACTGCACATGGCCTCAGGATTGCACAACATCACAGGTGCCCAAGTGCATTTCAACAGCATAGGCACATCACCTGGTTTGGTGCCACCATTTCAGAGAACAGACGTTTTAGAATTAAACGGTACAGGAACAAAAACAGTGAAGTATCCTGATGTCATTCCTACCGAAAAAGAGAATGGTATATTTTTAAAAGTAAAAGAAAATGCACTTGTTGGTATGAGTGGTATGCGTGTGCCAACACACGAACCTTTCAAGTATCATGCTTCAAATATTACCACTGCGGCTGTGGGAACTTTGCCATCAGACAGCAAGGCAGTCGGCACTGTGGGATATCTGGCAGACAGGAACAGGAACAGCAAGAATGCCATCATTAGGTACGCACAGTTCCAAGCAGATCTGGAGAAGTATTTGTCCACTAAAGCATCGGAACATGGAGATGATCCTATCAAGATTAAAAAACTGGCAAAAGATTTTGCGGACAAATACAACAAAGATTTCAATATAATATCAGAAGGGCCTTTCTCTATCAGTGCAGATGCCGAAGGAGTTAACACCCTGATCAACCAAACTGTGGATGCCGTGAAGGGCAGTGCAGTGAACTTATTAAAAGATCAAGTCTTCCTTGATACCGGAAACATTGTTTTTCAAGAAGGTGATCTAAACAAACGCATAACCGGAATAGTCACGGGTGAAATTACAAATTTGAGTGTTGGCAGTCTTACTAGCACGTCAGTAGGCAACGTTCTAGGTGACGTCAACATACCATCCGCCCTTAAGAGTGCAACCAATATAGGAAACGCGGCGGATCAATTAAAAAGCATAACATTAAATACAGTTACCGATACTGTAAAAACAACAATAGGTGGAGAAGTGACATCGATCTTTGAAAGCAAAAGTTTAGAAGGTTTTTCATTCAAAGACACCATAGGCAAAATTGGAAAAAATATTGGTAAAATATTTGGATTTTAAAAATGGCATACGGAAACAACAGCGATAATACTAACAGAGGCGGAACTACGTTCAAGGGTTTCAGTTCCAAGGCCACAAACAACAACTTTAAGCAATACGATTTTGAATGTGTAAAACAAGACCTTTTGAATAGACTGAGCGTAAGAAAGGGAGAAAGAGTAGAAAACCCTGCGTTTGGGACAATCATATATGACGTGCTTTTTGAACCACTTACGGAAACATTACGACAGCAGATACTAGACGACATCACCAGCAATTTGAACGCTGATCCTAGACTCAGCACAGAAAACATCACTGTCACGGAAACAGATTACGGTATAGCGGTCGAGGCCAGCATCACATATGTTCCTTACAACATTACCGAGCAATTGGTGTTTGGATTCGACCAAAACAACACCGTGAACTACGTCTAATTATATACGCACATAATTTAATTTATAAATACCTGCAATATAATTGTTATGGCCACAACAGACAGACAAAACAGATTGTTAATCGCGGAAGATTGGAGAAAGATCTACACCGCTTTTCAACAAGCAGAATTTAAATCATACGATTTTGAGACATTGCGTAGAACAATGGTGGCATATCTACGTGAAAATTATCCAGACGATTTCAACGACTACATAGAATCTTCAGAGTACGTGGCACTGATCGACCTCATTGCCTACATTGCTCAGTCACTATCATTCAGAGTAGATCTAAATGCAAGGGAGAACTTCTTGGAAACAGCGGAAAGAAGAAACTCCGTGTTACGTTTGGCAAGATTGATCAACTACAACGCAAAAAGAAATGTCGGTGCCCAAGGACTTTTAAAAATTACATCGGTATCAACTACTGAAAATGTAATTGACAGCACAGGAACAAATTTATCAAACCAGCAAATAACATGGAACGATGGTGCAAATCCAAATTACAGAGAACAGTTTGTTGCCATCCTTAACAGTGCCAATGTTACTGGACAGAGATACGGCAAACCTAGAGAATCAAAAAATATTTCAAATATTGCCACAGAGATTTATACCTTAAACAGCAGTCAAACAGATTTGCCGGTATTTGGATTTACATCTTCAGTAAGTGGCACAGTAAGGCAGTTTGAAATAGTACCTAGTGCTGTTGAAGGCAGAGATACTATCTACGAACAGGCACCAGTGGAAGGCACAGGCTTCACATACATATATAGAACAGACGGAGCAGGTGATTCATCAAACAATACAGGATTTTTTGTACAATTTAAACAAGGTAGAATTCAGATAGATGATTTCAGCATCGGCCAAACAAGCACCAATTACGTCAAGAACATTGGAATAAACAACATTAATAATTCAGATGTCTGGTTGTATCAATTAGATGACCTCGGACAGGTTACGACTTTATGGGATCAGGTACCTGCTTTGTCTGGGAATAATGCTGTGTACAATAGTTTGGCATCGGACAGGAGAAACATATACAATGTAGTGACCAAAGCAAATGATCAAATCGATCTCGTCTTTGGTGACGGAAGTTTCAGTAATCTACCAAGCGGACCTTTCAGAACATATTTCAGAATATCCGACAACGAAAGATATTCTATACAGGCAACTGATATGCAGAACATCCAAGTGCCTATTCCTTACACAGACGCAAACGGTGGCGCACAGACTTTGACTATAAATGTATCTTTGCAAAGTTCAGTGTATAACGCAGACACAAGTGAATCTAACGATTCCATTAAGGAAAAAGCACCGCAGAGTTATTATTCTCAAAACAGAATGATAACAGCGGAGGACTACAACGTTGTGCCCTTGACTGTGTCTCAAAACATATTGAAGACGAGAGCAGTCAACAGAATAGCATCAGGAATTTCAAGGCAGAAAGAAATTGTTGATCCAACTGGAGCATATTCAAACACAAATATTTTTGCAGAAGATGGAATCATTTACAAACAGGAATCCAGTCCTAATTTTACATTTACTTTCGCAAACAATAACGAGATACAAAACACGCTATCAACACAGGTAGAGGCAAAACTAAAAGAAGCATATTCACGACATTTTTATTATGATAAATTTCCTGTCAAAGATATAAGCACAATCAGTGCTTCATGGAATAGCACAACAACCACAACAAATGCCAACACAGGGTACTTCACTTCTGGTGGTGCATTGGTTATAGGAGATTTTGCAACCAGCAACTTCAAATATGCCAAAGTAGGAGCATTGGTCAAGTTTACGTCGCCCGACACAAGGGAATTTCTAAATGGTCAATTGTTTCCAGCAGGGACAGACAACTCAGAACACCGAGCATGGGCAAAAATATCTGCCGTCGAAGGTGATGGCGCAAATGGTGGTACAGGAAATCTTGAGTCTGGATTAGGTCCAGTGACACTTGCAGATAACATACCTGCCAACAGTGTGGTAAGCAGTATCGTACCAAAATTTGTGACAACGTTTACAACAGAATTAAAAGTAGAT